TCGTAACCCCATGGTTCCATTCAAACCTAGCGGTTTGATTATTCAGAAAACGGGATGTAGCTCAGTTTGGTAGAGCCTTCGCTTTGGGAGCGAGAGGTCGCAGGTCCGAATCCTGTCATCCCGATTACCGTCATTAAAACACGGTACAATAACGCGGAGTAGAGAAGTAGAATTTCGTCAGGCTCATACCCTGAAGATCGCTGGTGCAAATCCAGCTTCCGCCATGTTTTGCTGGCGCAAAACGAAGATGGTTCAGCAATCAAAACCTTTCTTTGTTATAGAAAACCAACCATCTTGATAACCTCAAAGTTATAAAAAATTTTTTCCCTGGAAATCAATCCAGGGTCTATAATGCGGAGTAGAGCAGTGGTAGCTCGCCAGGTTCATACCCTGGAGGTCGTCTCAAACGGTTCAATTCCTACCTCCGCCATGTTTTGCTAGTGCAGACTTCTGTAATCCCCAACTAAAATGAACCATAACGACAAATACGACTTTGAAAAAGCTTTCTGGGGAGACTGCTGCAACACATTCGACGAAGAACAGAAGCAATTCGTCTACGGGCGATTGATGGGGTTGTGTCAGACTCACTATAGTTTTGATGTGGAGAGTAAGAAAATCCTGGACATTGGTGGGGGTCCTAGCAGTATTCTACTAAAGACCACAAACCTACTTGAGGGCAAAATCGTAGATCCGATCGCTTACCCCCAATGGACCGTTGATCGGTACGCAAGTAAAAACATCTCGGTCTCAGTTTCACTGGGTGAGGACATTGAAGAGGAAGGGTGGGATGAAGTTTGGATGTATAATTGCCTGCAGCACACTGTGGACCCTGCCAAAATCATTCAGAATGCCCTGAGAGCCGCACCAGTTTTCCGAATTTTCGAGTGGATCGACATTCCTGCTCATGAAGGCCACCCCCAAGAAATCACCGAAGACGCCCTTAATAGGTGGATAGGACAGCCAGGCTGTGTTACTACTCTGGCTCAATCCGGTTGTTACGGTAGAGCTTACTATGGGGTTTTCTGCACCGGCCACTAACTAAGACGGCTACCGGGCCAGTATGTGAAGCACGAGAGCGCACCCTGAACGGAGTTCTCTCAGGCTTTTGTCACAGGCCTGGAGCCTCCTACCTCCCGATGACAGGGTGCCCTACAGGGGCTTCTAGGCCCCTCTCAGAGGGGGGCGGTAAACCGAACCGCCTGGGGCGGTTCTCCGGCTTGTTTCGGCACCGCAGAAACGCTATAGTAGTTACATGGAAAACAACCCCAAAGAAATGGCCGAAGCTTATCTCCTAGAGCGAGGCTACGAAATTATTCCTGCTGAGCGAGTCAAGAAAATCACTCAAGAAGCGTTGTTTTCTGGGCAATTTGTAGAAAGTTACGACAATCTTGTCAACTCTTCAGACGATTGGGTAGAAGAAGAAACAGGCCGTCTTGTTCGTGAGTTTTATCGCTATACTGAAAATTCACCTGAGGGAGAATATGCAAAAGCTGTAGCACTCTTCGATGAAGAAGGCATTTACGACCTTTACGTCGTAGATCATGACGAGAACGAAATCTGAACGCCAGGGGCAAAGAGCGGCTCCGTTGGTTCTGGCCTTAGCGGAGTGAAATACAATCTTAGATTCAAACAACCATGAAAATCAAAGCAATCACCCCTCTTGGAACTTTCATCTCTGTGGAGCAACCCTTCACAGATTCTGAAAGGCAAAGACTCAATCAGATGTTGACTACTAACATGGAAGATCTCAAGTACTACACTTGTGTAACTAAGGATGGTCCTGTATATTTCGGGCTGAATGTGATTCAAAACTCCGTTTTTGTCCTCCTGGACTGAAATACGCGGGCAATCAACGTTGCCCCCCCTTGTCGGGAGATTAGCTCAGCGGTAGAGCGCCTGCCTTACAAGCAGGATGTCATCGGTTCAAGCCCGGTATCTCCTATTTGGCCCTGACCTAGAAGGGGTCGCGCCTTCATATCTTAGGCATGTAGCCAAGTGGTAAGGTAGCTCACTGTTAATGAGCCCAGCGTAGGTTCGATCCCTACCATACCTGTCCCAAGGTCTTAACACCCTCGGCAAGCCCCCCATAGCTCAGTGGTAGAGTGCCTCTTTGGTAAGGAGGAGACGCGAGTTCAATTCTCGCTGGGGGCTTTTCCTTCAGAAAAACAGTCATATGAACTCAAGTCAAGTTCTGGGTTTGTTGTCCTTGCTGCTAGTTAAACACTTTATAGTAGACTGGTGTCTGCAAACTGATGACGAAGTGAAGCACAAGGGCACTTACTTCCACCCGATTGGAATCCAACACTCAGTGAAACACGCATTGGCAACAGTGCTGGTTACCCTACCATTTCTACCGGGGGTGGCTCTAGTTTACGGTCTCATCGACGGATTCCTCCACTACCACATCGACTGGTCAAAACAAAACATTGCCCGGAAACTTGGGCTATCCACCAATGACAAAGCCTTCTGGGTGTTGATTGGCCTAGATCAACTCCTTCATCAATTTTGCTACTTGGCGCTGATTTTCTCTCAACTTTGATACTATGAAAGAGATTTATATATCAAAGCTAGAAGAATCCTTGAAAGCCTTCAGTGCAGAGGAACTCAAAGAAGCGAAGGAAAGGTTTACAAACGAGTGAGGGGCGGTTACCCGAACCGACCCGTTCGGTTCGCACCCTTGTTTCTGCTCCGCAGAAACGGTATAGTATGTGTATGGAAGACAACCTCAAGCAACAAATCCTTGAAATCCTTCAAGGGGAAAAAGAAGCCCGATCCAAAGCACTTTCCGGCCCAATGGAATCTTTTCAGACCTACGCCTACATAGCGGGTTTCACGGAATCAACTCTTGCACAAATAGAGCAATTGCTTAACTGATCTCAACACAAGTTCCTTCGCTTACAAAACCATGATAAATACCGAAGCTTTTGTTCTCCAGGGTGTGGAAATGAACCGTGCCCTGAAGGAGATTGATTCCCTTAAGAATCTGATGGAGGATGTAATCTTCGCGCTGGAAATGACTCAGTACGACATTGAAGATCCGTTTCAGAGCAATGACGTGATTCGGCAGGCGGATCAGTTTCGTGATAGGTTTCTTAGCATTATTCGTGCAAATTCTGAAGTTTGACGGAAAGCTATGGCAAAACCAGTAAGTCGAAATCAGAGCCGATACCTCCGAGAGATGAGAGACTTTCCTACGAAAGTCGCCAAGCAAATTTGGAAAAGTTTGCCAGAAAAGCACTTAGACTTCAATACAAGACCAGCTCCCTGAATCAACAACCATGAAAACCTTCGACGAACTGTTTGTGGGCTATCCCACAGCCACTGAGATCTTTGAAGCAGTTTCCTCTGGAAACTCGTCTCTCGAACACTTCCTGGACGGGTACAGAATGTCTTCAACACCGTCCGGTTCTAACTAGTTTACTCGCCCATTGGGCACCCTATAATAGGGTCGAGCGTTCCAGTCGCCAAGTGGTCTAAGGCGTGGGCCTGCAAAGCCCATATCGCCGGTTCGAATCCGGCCTGGAACTTTTCTAACAGAAAACAACTTCAAACAAAACCAATGAAAAACCTAACTTTCTCGTCCGGCACAGAGGTTCAATCTGAGTTCGGGCCACCCTTGATTGCTCGTCGTAAAACCTTGGTAACTATTCGAGAAACTGAAGGTGTTGAAACCTTTTCTCGCTCTTACGGTGACCTGACAGCATCCGAAGGAGTAGACTACGTTTTAGTACCGGTTGACGGCTCAGAACCGTACCCGTGCAAGATTGATATCTTCCCGAAAAGCTGGGAAGAAACTGAAACAAGTTCAGGGATCTATCGACGTAAAGCTTTAGCCAAAGTGGTGCCAGTGCCTCAAGATGTTTCCATCATTCTTAAAACACTCGAAGGTGATGAGAAAGTGTCTTACCCTGACTTCATTGCAATCGGTGTAAACGATGAAGTTTATATCAACAGGAAAGAGTGGGTTGAAGAGAACCTTGAGTTTTGACTTAGGTTTCTGAGAGGTTAAGCCTCGGGTAATCCGGGGCTAGCGATGTCTTAGCTCAGCTGCTTGTAAACAGCTTTCACTACTCTAAATTCTAAGGAGAGGGACGGTAAACCGTCCCGCCTGGGACGGTTCTCCGGCTTGTTTCCGCAGGCCAGAAGCGGTATAGTTACTTCGTTGCCCACCTGAAACTTCGCCTACCCTCTGCTTATTTAAGAAACAACCATGGCATTTAATCCAAACAGCATCACTCCTTCCGAAAATTTTGTTAACTATGTCGTAAGAACATACGGCAATGGGATTCAATCCGCAACCTTTTGGGCCCGGTGGGGTGCTACCCAGGCAGCCGAAGCATTGAAATACCAAATGCCGACTGACGGTATCCTGGATAGACCGCCAACCGCAGAAGATGCAAATGAAGGAGGTTACGTTCAAGTTCTTGGCGATTTTAGCGATTGTTCGAAAACAGACGGCACCCGTAGCGTATGGTGGTCTTTGCAGGGGTGGGAAATCGCAGCTGAACGCGGATATGCTTGGTTGCATACTCCCGACTGGGTGCCCGACCCTAAGCTGGCCCTGAAGCGAGAAGGAGCGGCACTACTTAACCGAATACTGCCGATTGTCTTAGATGACGAAGGCTCAAGCATCAGTCCTGAACAGATTGCTTTGCTCCGTCGTGTTGCAGCATTGATTCCAGAAGGGACAGAAAGTGGGTGTAATAAGACTACCTCAGCCACTCCCTTGACCATTGACGGCCACGTCGTCAAGCCAGGGGACCGCCTAACTCTTCGCAACAACAAGATTATCACCGTTCATAAGATAAGCTGGGGTGATGACCTCTGGCAAGTTGTCTATGGGGTACCTCCACAATCATGTGTTGGTCTAAATCTCATCTCCGTTTACGCCAACGGTGTTTGTCCCTTCGAGGATGGGCAAGACATTCTAGCAGTCGTGGCTCGGGCGGATGACTGCGCCGTAGAAATGCTACAATAAGTGTATGGGAATCACCGCCCCACAACCTCCAACCCCCTCACGAATCGAAAATGTCAAAAGTAACGTTAAATCAACTGGCCCAGCAAGGGTTCGGCCAAGATCCTCGTGATGTCACGGTGACAGTCTTTCGAAACACGCGAGACGGAAACCTGTACCGCATCTACCGTTCAAGTCCACGAATGTTCACAGGCAGCTGGTTTGTTGCCGAACGCATGTTTTACGCCAATGGTATCACAAAGAAAGTCCCCCAGTCGCACATGAAAGACTACGTTGTTGTAGGTTACCACTGATCTTCTTACTATGGAAAGACTTAAAGAATTAACGATTGAAGCCAATTTAGGCTCATCTAAAAATGGTAGTATTGCTCGTGCATCCCTATCGTCTGGGGGGTTAAGAATTGTCGTTGCCAAAGGCGACACGATTACAGAGCTGACCCTCGATAGCGAAGACCAAGTTGAAGCGTTGCGCCGCCTGTTTGATACACGCAAGTACGCACAATACATTGTAAGTTGAAAATGGGAAAGTATTCTTGCTGTGTTGACGGCAAAGTTCTTGATTGGAAATTCACAAAGTGCAAAGCCAGCTATAACTCACCAGTTTGGAACTTTCACTTAGGGGGTACATTTATCGGAAAGATATTTAAGGGCACTTTCAGGGGATGGAACCCGGTAGTGTATCATACACGGTGCCCTTTTGGTGGCCTAAATGGCTTCGCAACTCGTTATGACGCCGCTGAGTACATGCTCAAGGTGTGTGGTTTTATGCAGGGGGAGTTTGAAACTTACTCGGACCTTATCGGGGCTAAGCGGAAGCTGGAAGCTGCCGAAGCAAAGGTGGAAAGTCTTCAAGGTCGTCTTTCGTGGATAGATAACCCAGAACGGATGGGAGGGTGACTAATATGAATGGTCCTTTAAACCTAAAAAGTTGGAATCCCGAGGGGCTCTCCTTACTAATTGGCTACAACACCTCTGGTAAAACTTCTTGCCTCCAAGAGACTACTTTCCTAGATCAAAGTCTGGATTTTAGTACATTACGGTCATTCAGACCTGCTCTCTTCTCTGAAGAGACCAAGCATTTGACAAAGGTGTGTGATGACTTTTCTTGCGGCAGACTCAAAGGTAGAACGTTTTATATGGATAACTTCGGTGTAAGTTTAGACCCTGGGAACACTGGGCATTTCCTCAGCTCTCTGGAAAGGTTAATCGAAGACTCTGAATACAATCTTATCATTAGTACCCATTCATTGGCGGCCATTAGTTGGTTTGATTGTAGATATGATGAAGTATATGTAACCGAATTCGGTAATGTATTTCCCTTGCTGGACCTTCACAATGAAGACTGGCTAATGCAGAGATGTTTAAGTTCGATTTACTCGCAGGGTATGTTATAGGTTCCAACTTTCGTGACTAGACAACCCAAAACTAATGAGACGGTAATTCAAATGAATAAAACTCTTGGGGACAACCCGCAAATAGGGGACTATGTCCTAGCCACAAGGTGGCACGATGGTGACCCCTGCGATCCCTTCTGTATTGGTTTCTATGCAGAGAAATGGTCATCTGAAACCGGCAATCAAATTAGACATTACGTTATTTATGGAGACGAAACTTCGTCCCATGGCGGCAGTTTTAGGAGGGCCGAGGCTATCACTGAAGAAGAGGGTAAAGCCTTAGTGGCGCTACTTCCTGAAATCGGTGACAAACCCGGGAGGTCCGTTTGGTGGCACCTTGATTGTATTAGGGGCGTACCCAATCCATACGACCCCTGCGATGAGATTGACAATGGTTGGCAATGATTGACAATGAGTAAGAACCATCAAAGCTGGGGGCAACCGAAAAGAGACCCCATCAAAGATCTTGAGAGATATAAAGAGGACATCCTAAAACACGCATTAATGCCCAGGGAATCATTACTCATCGGTCTCAAAACATACGAATTCCTGCAGGCCAACTACCCAGATTCCTTCAATAACTGCAACATAATTACATGGCCAGTGCCAGAACCGAATCAACAATGATTGACGCACCAATAACCAACATTGCTCAATCTACAGGTAGTACCTTTTCAAAGGAGTTGACGGGTTTGATAGAAGAGGGTAAATTAACCCTCAACCAGGCCAGAAAATTAACTGTAAGTTGGAATCACGAATGCCCCACTGACACAGTCACACCTGAAGTTGGTGATTATGTACTGGCATCAGATATAGAAGGTTTCCCAATGAGATCATTTGGGGTGGGGTTCTTACACTCAATTACAACCCCTGAAAACCCGCATCAGGAAACCACTTACACCATTCAAGCTGAAGGTCGTAAATATGGGGGTTTCTGCAAAGTTAAAAAGATTAGCCTAGATGAAGGCAGATACTTTGTAAAGCATGGCTGGCAGATTTACTTAGCTTCTTACCCGTCGTTATGGTGGAGACTATCTGCCTTGAGAAAAGGGAAGAACAACCCAGAAGATTGGCTTCTTGCCGCAGATCAGAGTGACCTTGATACCTACGCAACTAAACTCGATAGGGACTATGTCGAGAATCACCACTTCATGGAGTCCATAGGTATGGGCCACGAAAACCTTTTCAAATTCCCAGATATCCCAACGCAATGACCACGACAGTCGCAAACACACAAACACCAGCAACATTTTGCATTTGGCTACAAGGCTTCCTTGATGGGGCTGGTGGTAGTTTGGATGCAAACCAGCTAGCTACCCTAAAAGCAAAGCTCGATACGGTTTTCACCCACTTCGATTCGGACCCAGACTGTGATATACTGACGGAGGAATCTGAGGCTGATGAGGCAACTGGGAACCCTGACCCTTTTGATAAGTATGTGAAAATTCTAGAGGAACATGAAAAACGAAAAGCCGATAAATGGGTCTACGATGGGCCGCTCGAGCCCCAAACCTGGCCCACTTTTAAACCTCTCCCTTTCTATTCACCAAGCCATTGGCCCCCTCAGATAAACTGCTAATTGCCCTGCAACGATAGCCTTTATACCCCCCTAAACCAAACTACAACCAAAACACCGATATCAAAATGGGCTGCTGGAACAAAACTTGCGGAATTTCTAATCTCCCCATCTACGAGGGGCAACCTGTCTATGTGTTTGTGCTGGAAGAGAATATTCATGAAGATAGCTATTGCTACTCAACATGTCTCTTTGAACCTTGCCTTCTTCCCTTTAACAGCGAGTACAATGATTATGGTGGCGGAGAAAACTCCTCCGGAGTCGGTTTGCCGCTCATTATCGACGCCCTCCGTAAGAATTTAGTAGAGCTAGAAGTCGGTGAGAACAGATATCACGACATTGCCGTTAAGCGGGATGACTTTGACATTGACATGTTTTTTGAGGCTTGCCACGAAAATAGACTCTTTGTAGATACTTGCCGTAAAACCCCAGTAAAATTCACAATGATGCGTAAGGATATCGTAGAGGGGATTCTTGAGAAATTTTCACTGTATGATTATACGACGGAAAAGACTTTCACTTATAACGATTGTCTCCAAGAACTTGACATAGTTATCGGAGAGTGGCAAAATCTTTTCGCCTCTACACTAGATGGGCAGATTGCCCTATCACCCAAAAATGGGTCCCTCGACCACTTGTACGATGAACGGAAAACCGCTGCTGATGTGGCTTTATCGGAGTTTATATTTAGAGACTGGATTTTCCTCTGTCGAAACTCAGAAAATTTCACTCAGGGGTTGCTGGGATTACTGAGGGACAGGACAGCATCTTTTATCCGCTTAGACCAAGTTTTCACCAACCTTGTTGTTAACGCTCAAAAGGAACAACTCAAAGAACTTCTTGCTGATTGTCTAAAGGGGGTATTTATTGATACTTTCATAGATAGAACCCGAAAACTGTGGACCCCCGGAGGCCACGAAGGTAGTCAGAATACTGATGTCGATGGGCACAAAATCCTAATTTCCACTGTACAAGAAGCCATCGATTTCCAAGAAAACCAAAGAGCCAACGATGATTGGCCCCTCTACCGGTCTTAATTCCACTATCAATCAACAAAATGAACAAAACTGACTTTGTAACATGGCTACAGGGCTACATCCTAGGGATCACTGGGACCGAACTTAACCTAGACCAACTCAGCAGGATTGGTGAGAATCTTGAAAAAATTGACTTAGTGCAAGTCCCGAAACCAGCTAAATCAGCGTGGGAACAACCGCAATTCCCCAACGGCTGGGTCGCCCGCTGCTGATTGCTAACCTGTTGCATTCATCTACATTAACCACCATTAACCTCCCCACAATCAAAATGACATCACGCGATTTTTGCTACTGGCTCCAAGGACTCTTTGAGCTTGGGAACCCTGAATCTCTCACTCCGAAGCAAATTCAAACTATTCGCAATCACCTCAACATGGTTTTCTACCATGAGATTGACCCGAGCTTTGGTGGTCCCGAAGTTCAGCATGCTCTCAATCTATTGCATTCGGGTCTTTCCGGGTCCGTCTCACCAGCAAAGCCGCAGGACCACGGAGAAAGACCCATCATAAAGTGCTAATTACTAACCCCGACCAATGACGAACCTAGAACCCGACACCATAGCAGAAATCACACGTATCGCCAACGAGATTGCAGACGCCAAAATAAAACAGCACGAGCTTAAAGTCGGTTGGATAAGCGGTCTGATCGGCTTGGCATTCGTGAGCGGTATCGTTCACTCAATCTGGCTCCTGAAACAACTAGATTCGTTTACGGGTCCTGGCTGAAGCTAAACTAGCTTCACGTTAAATTCCCTGTCAACTGGCAGGGAGCAAGGCTGTATAGTTCAGCGGTAGAACAGCTCTTTCATAAGGAGTAAGTCGCAGGTTCGATTCCTGCTACAGCCACTTCACCAAGAAGGTGACCACCGAGAGGCCCCTCCAAGGCTCCCTGGGGCTGCTTAGGCGAAGGGTGACCCTTCCGTGCCCTTCGGCTGAGATCCCGTTTGAGGCTCCTCTAGCCCCCTTAGAGCGGTGGTGCGGTCTTTGCTGCGCAAAGGACCGGTCTTTACTACGTAAAGGGGCGGTAAACCGAACCGCCTTGGTCGGTTCTCCGGCTTGTTTTCCGGGGTAGACGCGCCATGATATTACCATGGAAAAGATGAAAGTTTGGTTGGCGTATTTCGACGTTGCGTACGAAGGTTACTTCGAGATGGAGATCTTCTCGAAAGAAGAAGATGCTAAAGCGTATTTGGGTGAGCGCTTCAACGAGTACGCTCGCTGGGGAGACTTGGTTGAGTGTGTCGTGGAAGAGATGGAGGTGAAGTTGGACCTGAGCCGAGGGGCGGTTAACCGACTTTCTGCACCGCAGAAAGGTTCGGTTTCCACCCTTGGCCTTCAGTTCCAGAGGTAGTATAGTATTTGTATGAAAAGCGACCTCACCGCCACTCACCTCGCTGCCATCGAAAAAACGCTGACTCTGATCAGTCGTGGGTTTGAACCACGCAACCTCATGAGCGAACTTCTGTTCGATCTTTTTCCGAACGAAGACCAAAAGTTCTTGGATTACTGGGCAGGTTACCGGTACGTTCACCTGAAAGGAACTGCTTTTCTGTCGAGTCGAGAATGGATTCTGACAGACATGGTTCGCGAAGTTCTTCAAGGCACTGCCCGAAAGTGGTTTGAAGATTGGCTTCAAGAGCACGCTCAGGTAGCTGCCTGATTACAACAAGCCGGCATAGTTCAGCGGACAGAACGCGAGCCTTCTAAGCTTGATGTCGGGGGTTCAAATCCCTCTGCCGGTGTTTGTCTACTTAATCAAATGTTTCAAGATCGCGAATCCTACCTGCGCGAAGTTGCCGAATGGCAAGCAACCTACGCCCAGCTGAGTGAGCGCCAGCGCAACCGCAAACTGGAAATTAAGGGCACACAGCGCAACGCCAGCGAAGTCCCCGTGTTTTCCTACATCTGGCCCGTTGAACAGCAAGAGGCGTGGAACCGCGAATACGGTCGCTCTTACGGTTCCTACACGAGCCGACATTCCGCTTTGCAGCTGACCGTCAACGACGTTGCCCTGCAAGCTCAGGCGATGCTTCGCTCTCGCGCTGCGATGAAAGCCCAAGCAGGTCGGGAAACTTCCCTGCTTCCCTCTGCTGCGGTTGCCTCCTAAACAGTTTCTGGGGCGGTAAACCGCCCTGAACCGTTCGGTTCCCCCCTTGTTTCTGCAAGGCAGAAACGCTATGATTATTGTATGAAAACCAACTACAGAGTCGACGTCATCACTGGAACCAACAAGCGCAACCGGCGCGAAGTTGTCAATCGAGACGGATTTACCGCCTTCAGTGAAGCCCAGCGTTGGCGAGATTCGGTGGCTCTTGAAAATCCTAAAGCGTTGGTTGTAGTCACCGCATACGCTTCTCCAGAGAGCCTATACTAATTAGGCTCTGACATTGTCCTCACATTTTAACCAACGGAGTTACAAATGGATTACAACGATCTCTTGATCGAAATTTTAAACATGAGTCGGAACAACGTTCTCAGAAAGTGAAAGTTGCTGAGAGCTATGTTTTTGGGTTTGATAGATCCGACTGCACTGACGTTCACCGATTGGGGGATGTTCCCTACACTGGCCCGGTTCTGTTTCAGCGCTAGGTTCGCATAAAGCAGCGTTTGCCCTGTTAGCTCAGCTGGATAGAGCACATCTTTCCTAAAGATGGGGTCGCAGGTTCAATTCCTGCACAGGGTGTTGTCTACGATGGTTGAATTTACAGAGCACAAAGACTCCCGCCACACCAACACTTAAATTAAAATGGAAAAAACAAAGAAACTGGTTAAGGAATACAAGTTGGACCCTGCAGTAACCAGTTACGACCGGATTTTAGAAGATGACCTTGACAATCTTCCTACAGACTTGAGTGAACTTGTGAGCTACATTAATTCTCTCATAAAAGCGGGCTTCACAACTCTCTCAGTAGATGTCAGTGGTTATGATGGGTGCGGTACAGCTAATCTTTCCTATTTTAAAGAAAGGGAGGAGACCGACGAAGAGTTTCAGGCACGACTAAAAGTTGAACAGGAGAGGGAAGAAAAAGCGGAGAGACGGAAGAAGACAATCGCAGAACTAACCCCTGAGCAAAGAGAGGCTCTTAGCCTTAAGTTGAGCTAACGTTATTTATTTTAAAGGAAAATGTCAAAACTCAAAAGACTGACTGTGACTGACTACAAAATGCAGTCTAAGAAAAAGCAATATTGTGACGACGCCACTAACATTTTCAATGGAGAAATATCAGGAGCGATTGCGTATCTTCAGGGTACTTTAGATGAGGGTTATACCCACATGGATAGCGAAAAGTGGATCGATAACGACTACGGCCATGAGTTTGCCATGTGTGAGACTAAGTACTACCGGTTAAGAGAGGAAACTGACGACGAGTACCAGGAGCGATGCGAGGAAGCGAAGGAAAGAAAGTGCTGGAAACTTTAACTCCTGAGCAAATAAAAGTCCTTGGGATCTGAGGGCGGTTAACCGCCCCGAACCGTTCGGTTCTCGCCCTTGCCTTATTCGCAATAACAAGCCATAATAGATAAAGAAGCAAAACGACCGATGCCAATGACTTCAGAAGAAATAGCTTTCCGTAAGGCACATCGAGAGGAAAAAGAAGCGGAAAAGAGAGCTCAAGAAAAGGCAGCCATGAAGATTGAGGTGGATGAATTCTTTCAAGGCTTGCCGAATCTTGTTCTCCGATTGCTCTGCGAACTGGATCAAGAAGGGATCTCTTACAAGCCTAAACAACCTGAGCCGAATAAGTTCAAGATTAGTGTCGGCTTTTCAGGTTACCTTTAGGGTTTCAATTTCGCATTTGAATTCATCGGAGGGGTAGATTCATTCAGTGACTACCTCTCTGTTAAGTTCGACTTTGAGGAGGCTTTTCAGAATCTTGACAGCATCCGCCGTGCCCGTCTTGAAGCAGAGGAACTTTCCCGGAAACGGCAAGCTGCTCTCTCAAAACTTACCGCCGAGGAGCGTAAGCTTCTAGGGGTTTGAGCACCCCGCTAAGAAACCACCTACATAAACCATTCAAATGAAAACAAAATTTCGCATCCGGGAAGAAATCGTTTCTGAAAACGGTAAGGAAAAAAGCCGCTTCTACTGTGAACACAAATTCCTTTGGTGGTGGTTTTCTACCTTTTATTCGGAAAATGTAGATGGAGATTGTGGGCCAGATGTTTATTTCCACACAAAACGAGAAGCCCTCGTTGCACTTAGGGGTGTTTTCTCAACTCCCGGTCCCGAATTGAAGTACCACTACCTAGCCGAAAGCAATGACTGACCCGACCATCAAAAACTGCTCTACTTGCGGCCATAGCACCCCTGGAGACTATAGGGACCCAGAAAGGCAAAATTACTGGAGATTTTGTAACCTTTGCGGAGAATATTGTAAAACCGTTAACTTTCCTATTTTTCAAAATTACTGGAACTGCAAAGCCCAAAATCAATGGGTGCCTCAACCACCAACCCCGTCAACCCTCTGGCAACAAATCGGTAAGGCCATCCTTGCCAAACTCACGCCGGGTGACTCAAAGTGAAAGAAGGTTCGGTCTTTGCTACGCAAAGGACGGTTACCCGAACCGACCCGTTCGGTTCTCGCCCTTGGTTTTGCTCGGCAAAACCGCTATAGTATATGTATGGAAAGCACTACCTCTCGCCGTGGAATTCTCTGGTTGTCCGTTCCAGAGCAAGAGTTCCCGGTTTGCCCGATCTTCGTCAACGCCGCACGCCACTTGCATGTAACTTTACAGTTTGGGGTGAATGAGAATGAGATTCCGGAAGGAATCTTAGGTGAAGCCTTCACTGTTCGCTTTACCGAAAACTGCTTTAACAGCCGAGTGCACGCATTGAAAGTGCAACTTCCTGAGGAACTCCGAGACATTTGTCAAAACGAAGACCCCCATATGACGATCTCTATGATTCCCGGGGTTCGCCCTGTCGAGTCAAACGAGATGTTGCGGGGTCCCAATCATTACGAGTCAGTAAACTTTGAGATGTCTCTCATCTGCGAATTTTCACCTTTCAACTAACCATGTTTCCTGACACCCCTGAAAAAATAGAGTCTTTCGAGGTTGTACCTGCGAGCTGCTTTGAGTACACAAACGATTTAGGACACAGAGTGGTTACTTCAACCAGAGAGCACGTGGTTGCCCTCGACTCAGAAGGAAGGTTATGGTGAGAGTCCTTGAAGAAACAAATTGGAACTGTTTAAACTTTCCTCAAACCCAACCCGTAGACCAATGACAGCAACTTCTTTTGATGATGTTCAGGACAAATACTACGAGGAAATGAACCAGTACATGAAAGATCTTGCAGTTGAACTAGGCGTGTCCGTCGATTGCGCTGCAGCCGTTTGGTACTTGCGTACCCGTTCACGCCACACCCCGGAACTGGAAGCCGAACTGATTGCACTCCATGCTGCAGGCACCCCTCCGACCGTGGGAAATTTCGGTGTGACTGAAGACACTCAGGCTTACACCCGAGAATTTTGCGCCGCTATCGAGGGTGAGAGTGTAAAACAACACGAATGAGAAAGACGCCGAACTGTTCCGATTCTGGGCGGAAGAGTTATGTGCCAGCCGCAAACAAGTTTCCAATGCTCTCGAGTGGTGTCGAACTCCAACTGAAATACGCAACACACTCTCCGCCATAATGGCGTTGAAAAAAGCTTGTCCAAAGTCAAATCCCTAACTTCCTTAAGAAAATGACCCCCAACATTAAATCCAAGGACATTGAAGTGCGCCTGCTCAGCGAGCTTTCTCCACAACTTCCGGAAGTGAAAGAACCTGACAATCGGCGTTGCGTGTACAAGCAGATTCAAGCAGAGTTTCGCCATGAGGGGTTGTACTGAACTGAATCAGTCCCCTAATTAAGGGGACACACCCACGTAGAACAGCGGTAGTGCAGCCGTTTCGTAAGCGGCAGGTCGCTGGTTCGAATCCAGTCGTGGGTTTTCCTTTACTCTTACAAAGTGCCTTCCTTCATTTACAAACCCGAAACTAGAATTGCTGTTGGAACCTTCTTAATCGTTATTGGCTTCGCAATTCCAGGAGTTTCCCCTGGTATAAATTTCTGTGCTATCGGTGGCGCGTTACTTGGGTCGGGAGTTTCTGGTTTTCTTCTTCGGTGATTGCCCCCGGACAGCTTAACCGACTGTCTATAACTCTGGAACCCTTGGAGTCAAAATGGCAAAGTCGGCCCGAAGGCGCCACCATGCTATGCGCCTGAGGAATAAATGGTTGAAATTACTCGGCAGTTTAGACAATGGCATTAACCCCGATTGCATCACCTTTGGCAAGGTCTATAGCAAAGACCCGATCGATTGCGGAAACCCACGGTGTAAACTTTGCTCTTATGCGAAGGTCTTACACAGCAAAAAGAAAAGGTTGCTTGAGAAGCGAGTTGCCAAGAATGAAATTTTGGATTTTGATGGATAGGGCGGTTAACCGACTTTCTGCACACCAAAAAGGTTCGGTTATCCCCCTTGTCTTTGCAGGACAGAAACGCCATAATAGAACTATGGAAAACTACCAACCAAGCCTCACACCAACCTACACCATTTCAGTTGTGAATGCCAATGATGGTTCATCCGAATTCCCTCGCCCTGAAAGGCTGCCTCAAGCTGGCGATGTCCTTGTAGTTGAAAAGGCTTTCCGAACAAAAGCTGGTTATGTCTACCATGTTGGTTCTAAGCTGAGACTTATTGAACGAACGCAAGATGCCCCCTACGGACTTCTCAGCTCACTTGGTAATTGGGTAGTTGAGTGCCCTTTTCAAGAGTCAGTATGGACTAACATCGAGCTGATGATTGCTGAGGGGACTTTGGGTTATGGTGAGGTACCTGAAACTGAGCAGTGGCTCCCGATTAGTACTGCTCCAAAAGAACACAAACCTTACTCGATGTTCGTCGTGATTGCTATGGATGTTATCGTTGGCAACGGGATTCGCTATACGTCAGACCCCTATTGTGTTTGGCCCATGAGCGGAACATACATGAGGTGGCCACATTCTTTCCCTCCAACGCACTGGAGGCCACTTCCTGATTATAGCCCGAAAACCAAATGACCGACGAACAAATTTTTGAGATTGCTAGACAACACTTTGGCTTCATTAGAAATGGGTAAGCTACAGACGGCATGGGTGACCTAGTAAGAATTGAACCACCGTCATTTGTCGTAAAATCTAAACTCTTTCTAGGGCTTCTGGAGTTTGCCCGAGAAATGTATGACGAAGGTTACGATCAAGCGTGTTACGAAGCGAGTGGGAGACCATGAAAGCATACAAAGTTGAAATCCTGGTATTAGACTTCGAGCACATGCCTGAAGGGGACATTGTGTATTTCATCGAGAGCATAAAGCACCTCTACCCGAAGGTAATGTCCATTCAATCAAAAGAAATTGGTGAATGGGACGATGATCACCCCCTCAATCGTAAGGACACCGCTAAGCAAACTTATGATGACCTTTGGAAAATGACTTTCGGACCTTGTGCTCTGAACTACTGGCAGCCTTGAAAAATGCTATTCGAGTGATCTACCACGAAGACGGTACTGATCACATTAAAACCGCTGATGCTGTAATCGCTAAAGCTGATGCCGCCCTGGCTGAAGAAATTGAAACTGAGGTTCGGTTACCACCCTTGTGCTGACCCTGATTCCACCCTATACTACCAAAGTCAAAGTCAAAGGCAAACAGTAACCATCAAACAAACCTGACGATCCACACCATGGCAAACGAAAGTATTCGAAGTCTAATTGCCGACGATGACTATGCTATTAGTTTTCAGTCTCTAGGTCAATACCGCTCTGCTCTATTGGATGAACTTGATATGACTTCGGGCCAAACGAACCCAATAGATGAAAAGGAACTAATAGATCTAGATTGCTCTCTAAGGGTGACGGCTAACAGCTTAGATCACTTTGGTCAATGTCACGTAGTTCCCCCCAGCCTACTTCGCCGCGCCGCTGCATTCATCTTGAAGCAAGATGCCAGAATTGCCGAGCTTGAGACGCAGTCTACCCGACCATCTCAAGACACGAGAACTGACGACGATCTCTTGCGCTTTTTGGACAAGCAGGATCAGTGGCTTATTAACGGAGAACTGGAAGAAAGTAGAGATGGCAAAGTGCGCTGGACTTACACTCACGAACTCAATAGTTACGACGGAGATGATGAATGGGAATCAATGGATGCTACGGACACTCTTTTGGACCTAATTCGACATATCCGAAACCCCTCACACAAGAACATAAGAGAACCTGTAGTCTTTAGGGTCCCCCTTAAGAATCCATCCAGCAGCATATATCTCGAAGCTTGCAATCGTGAGAGAACAAAGTGGGTAGTAAGATGTGCGGGCAAAGTTGATAAATATCTAAACAAAGATGGTGAGTGGGAAACAAGCGCCGACCTTTACCCGGAATTCCTAAGAAAGTTCAGTTGGCCTACAAAAGAAGAAGCAAGAAATGCTTTTTTGGCAAGGCCTGAGCCGCTTACCGTGGTGCAAAAACAGGCTGCTAGAATTGCCGAGCTTGAGGCACTACTCCAAGAAAAGACCGTTAAGAGGGAACCATGAGCAACGCCATCGCCGCCTACATCGATCCCGAAGGGGAGGATGCTGATAGACAGTTACTGGATGTCTTCTACAGCCAGCTGGGCCGTGGGTTGGAGGTGCGTCCCGAGGCGCTTTTACGAGGTATCCGGGGAGTACGAGCGTTTCAGTTTACCTCGCTCTCGCAGCTCTCCGCGCCCGCCCCGGCAGCGCCGGAGGTGGGGGAGGTAGACCTATGGGCCAGCTTAACCGCCTGGCATCGGGACGCCAACGGCCCTACCGCCCTGGGTGACATTCCGGCCGGCGACGCGATCGATTGGGCACGGCAACTGCTCTCGCAGCTCTCCGCGCCCGCCCCGGCAGCGCCGGAGGTGAGGGAGGTGCCGACTTGGGAAATTGTCCTGCAAGAGGACTATTGCGCCCCAGATGCCCGTGAATACTTTGACCGTGATTTTCGCCGCTTTTCTGGGGGCTTGGACGTTGGCTCTTTTAAGTCACTGGCACAATTCAAAGAAAGAGACTGCGGGATGACTCGATCGTGGTTATTAGGAGGTGTTGAGCTTTCAATCAGTGCAGATGATCCTTTCTACACTGTAAAGAAACGCAACCGCCCCGCCACCCAGGCAGCGCCAGCGCCGGAGCCGGTGGCAACGCGACAGGCAGGGCAGGGGCCACGGCTTCGCTATGAGTTGGGGGTTGCAATGGCGGGGCTGCCCAAAAACGCGATCATCGAAGCCCTGCTCGCCGGTACCCTACACGATGCGGTCTGCATAGACTGGAGCCTAGTACAATGAACGACTGCAACAACATAGCCGCCGACCTGTCGGGGCAACCATTGGAGACAGAATCTTCAATCCCAGTTGTGGGTAGAGGGGGAGTTCCTCACTACCCGGAGAGTGAAGGTTTACAAGAGCGCCTGGCCCGTTGTATTGAACACGAACTATATTATGGTGGCAATCACGAGGCTGCTGCTGCTGCAATTATTCGAGATGTTAATCTGGGGTACATAAGGGATAAGACATCTAAGCAGGAGGCATTCGGAGAGCTAGGACTCCCATCGAACCTAGTTACGCCTATTGCTGTTAGTGAGCGACTGCCTGGGCCGGAAGACTGCGATGCGGAGGGGAGACTCTGGATATGGTCTACAGCCGGCGCGATGGCTAGGTGGCAGCTGGTCTACCTTAAATTTGTAAGAAACGTTTCATTTGCTCACTGGCGTCCATTCCACGCCATCCCGCTGCCCCAGGCCGGGGAGGGGGAGTGATGCTGCTGCTGCTGCTGCAAGTTCCAACACTGTCAGACGCCTATTTTTCAGTTGCAAAATGGGCCTATCGCCGTTACGCCAGGCTGATGCAAACCAGCGGCAGAAAGCCCGTTGGAGTGCCGGGCAACCGCGACCCGGACAGCCCGTGCCCAGCATTTGAGCCTCGTCCGTGCAGGCTGGGGGACTGGTCCGATTGCGAGTCTGACGGGCATTATTTGTGCTCTGAATGCTGCCACAAAATGCCAGCGCCCCAGGTCGGGGAGGTGCAACCGTGAAACTAACTCTCCGAGAGAGAATTGCTTTTAAGGTGAGTGTTTTCATTCTCTATCCAATTCTTGTGATCCCCCTAGTTGCCATTTCCCTAACCGTTGCATTTTTCATTGTTGTTGCCATCTGGCCCATGATCCCCTTCCTAGAGTTGGTCACAGATGAAGACAGCGTAAAGTTCAAGTTTCCTTGGTCCTACAATAAGGAGGAGCAGCCGTGACAATCTCTTCTTTCTCCTGGGAAGCAAGCGGCAACCCTAACGATCCCACAGGTGTTGCATGTTTCAGAGTTGGTGATGAGTCTGTGACTGTTCTGATGGATGATTTTGCTCAAGCCGCAAGGCTCAACCGGTTAATCGAAGAAGCATGTGATCTAACCAAGCAGCGATTGATCGATCGTGCCACTGATGGCATTTCTGACCTACTTAAAGGGTATCGCCATGGCTGACTATTGCCGTTGTTGCTTGGGCGACCCGTTGACTTTCCGAGACCAACGTGCTATACTACAACCATGACCGAGACCAACTCACAGCCTCAAACCACGTTCAACCCAGGACAGACCATCTACTTGCCAGATGGCAGAGAAGCTATTTATATCGGCTTGGTCGATAATGGAAATCACGCCATCCGGCCAATCTATGTGCGAGACCCCGATTACTACGAGGCCGACGCCGAAGAAAATCCTGACGAAGATATTTTCGGACCTGTTACCCTGACCCGGGAAATCTATGCCAATCCGGTATTCCCTAAAGTCGCTCAACAATACCAAGACCTTGTAAAATTGAATGCTGACTTAAGCTCAAAAGCACAGGCTCTTCGATCAGAAATTTCTTCTCTTGAAGTAAATAAGAAAGAAATGATTAAACGCGCAGGGGATTTCCCTTGCATCCAACACACTCTGGACTTCATTGAAGGTCGATTTACCCATGCAGTTGTTATTGAATGTGATGGACCCAAAATTGTAACTCTTAACGAAGCTCTTACTTATTTGGAAGGTTCGAGAGGGGGGGGAATGAAAATGCTTGGCTTGTTCGGCACCAGAAATGACCAACGGTGGGTCCCACCATATCCCGTAAAAAATAGAAAAAAGGAATGGAAAGTCAACCAATACCACGATGGGTCAGGCTCCTGGAGTCGTGTTATTCCGTGTTATAGCGAACAAGAGGCTCATGAAAAAGTTCAGGAAATAGTAAATCAAAATATCGATGCTTGGCGAAGTGGAGGGAAACCTGAAATTAAAACTGACGTTGAAAAAGCAAAAAGTCAGTACCCTTGGATTGAATTGCCCGATGACTGGGTAACCCACCGTAAAGAAAAAGCAAAAGAATATGCCAAAGAGCAAATCAATAAATTGCAAGCCCAAATTGATAAATACCATTCGGAGCTGCAGGAATGACCACCGCATTTTATGAAATTGCATCTGATGGTATGCTCTCCTTAGACGACCGTGACGATGGCATTGGCATCACTCTCAAACCGCAATAAACTCAAATGGACATCTCACCTGAATATCTAGCTTCCAGCGAAAAAATTGACAACTTAATTGGTAGAATCAAGTTCGCAGCATCCCGAAGACACGCTTTAGACCGATCGTCCGACCAAAGTGAATACTACGGTTTCGCCCCGATAGACGCAGGTAGCTATGACGATGCGTTTGATGCTGGTGCCCAGGTAGGTGAGATTGACTTTGCCCGTGGTCTTTGTGATCTCCTAGGGGTTACTTATGACGTACCTGAGTTTTAGTCATAGGGAAGCAAATGAAAACCGCAATTAAAATTCCTGGCTCTACGCCCATAACCCCAAAACAATTCAAAGACCTAGTGAAAGGTATCAAAACCCTACTAGAAGATTGGAACTTTGGAAATGTCGATGTTTATAGTCCACCCGGCTGGGTTGTTGCAACTTTTGGAGAGACTTTGTCCAGGTTAAACTCCCTGGGTCGTCAATATAAAATTACAACTGGCCGGTCTGACGAAAAATGTACCCTACTTTATGGTAGGGGTTCCTTGGGGAAACACTCGGATCAAGTTAATGGGCTTAACATTTTGACTTTCCTAGGTAGCTTTTGCCCGGAGGAGATTGAGGAGGATACTGATCCCTTTAGCCCCAGTGGCCCCAATATCCCCGAGTATCACCACAGGGATGGCCAATTCTTTCAGGGTAAATTCATCGAAATGCGCCAAGGTGACTCCATCTTATGCGATGATGACGAGGATCACGCTTGGATTTCCAATGCCTACTGGATTTTTGCATCGGTACCAGTTAGAAGATTGCCTAAGCCTCGCCTTAGCGTCAGGGTACCATCAACTAAAAAACAATGTCCTTAATTTACCTCGCAGCACCCTATAGCGACACGGACCCCGCAATCGTACAGACTCGCATGGACGCAGTCACTTATGAGCTTGCCGACCTTGCCTCAAAAGGATTGGTGGCCTTCTCACCGTTACTCATGCACTTTTGCCTTGATCAAGGCGTTAAGTTGCCACCCGATTACAAGTTCTGGAGAACGTACTGTCTGACAATGCTTGGTAAGTCAGATCATCTTATTGTCTTGAAACTTCCCGGGTGGCAGGAATCCCCTGGAGTTCAAGATGAAATCACCTTTGCTCGGGATCGGGGCATTCTCATCTCTTATATTAATCCCGCATTCAGCCATTACACCCAACCCCAACCCCCAACAATGAACCCAACCCCCAACAATAACCCGCAAAAAGCCATCTACAAATTTCACCAAGATCATGGCCGTATGGGTAGCCTCGAAGGAATCTTTGTAGCCGACCCTAAAGAAGTGAAGCAACTAATTGACAGCGAAAAAGATGTCTACTTTGGGGAAGTCCTTGGAAAGCACAGTGAGATTTACAGCCCCATTAGCGATGACGAAATTACGATGGTATCCGACGACCCTGCATTTGTAGAGCTTTTTGAAGCCCACGATTTATCCTCAGGGTTTTGCCCCTTTGATTATATTGAGGATGTAGACGAAGATGACGAGTCGAATTAACTGACATGAAAGGTAAGCCTATTACCCCACTCATCGAATAAATTTCCCAAAGCAAATGACTTACCCCCAACCCACAATCCCACAAATTAAAGCGCTCCGTGAAAAAACCGGGGCAGGTATGATGCTTTGCAAAGAAGCCTTAATTAACTCCGAAGGCGACGAAGCCGGGGCAATCACTTGGCTACGTCAAAAAGGTATCGCCTTGGCCGATGGTAAAATTGGCAGAGCTGCCAAAGAAGGTACCGTCTCTAGCTACATCCATACGGGTGGCAAAATTGGTGTGCTCATCGAAGTGAATTGCGAAACTGATTTTGTTGCAAAATCTGAGCCATTCCAAGAGTTCGTTCGCACTTTGGCAATGCAAATTGCAGCTTGCCCCTCCGTTAATTACACCTCAATTGCCGAAATCCCAGAGTCTATCCTTTTGGACGAAACTCGAATCGAGATGGGCAAAGAAGACCTTGCGAAGAAACCGGAGGCAATGCGCAGCAGAATTGTAGAAGGTCGTGTAGCTAAACGCTTCAAGGAGCTATCTCTGATGGACCAACCTTATATCAAGGATGGCACGATGACTATCGAGACTTACGTCAAAAACTTTGCTGCCACTGTAGGGGGAAACATCGTTGTGAAGCGATTCGCCCGCTTCGTTCTCGGCAACTCCTGAAACCCTAACCTGTGAACAAATGTGGAGCCCAGCATTTCTACCATTGTGGATGAAACAACCACTACCACTCGCCAACATTCAAGTACAGGGTCGTCGAGTCGAGGAGGATAGACTCAGGGCCGAAGAAATGGCTCACAAAGCCGAACGCATGGCCCTCAGAGCTGAGGAAATGGCTCTCAGGGCCGAAGAAATGGCTCTAATAGTCCTTCAATTAGAAATTGAATTTGATCAGCGGCGAAAACAATGAATATCAAACTTGCAACTCCCGGGGTCCGGGTGGCTTATATCCCAGGACACGCTTTTGGAGACATGGCCCATCCAGACGTTGAACATGGTATTGTATCATCTAGCAATGGTAAATACGTGTTTGTAAAGTTTGACAGAGCAGTTTCACGATTTGGGTGGGACGGAGCTACATCACAATCTTGCTGCCCTGAGGATTTGGTAATCCTATGAATAAGCCCTACTTGTTAATTGCCGGGGATCACTATTACCCTCAAGGTGACACTTCAGATTGGATTGGTTGTTTTTCGACTTATGAAGAAGCTAGAGAGCAAGTAGAGTCCGTTACTACACATAATTACTACGCCCGAGGAAAAAACAAGGGTGAAATTAAGTCCACTCACACTTCTTATGTTGTGAAAAGTGGAGAATATGGAGCCAGGGATTGCGACTGGTATGAAATCGTTGACTTGAGGCGATGGACGCAGTGAATACCTATACAAGGTTAGGACCCCTTCACTCGTAGAGGGTAAATAATAAGTTCAAAGATCCTTAGAAATGACCATTGAAACCGAAGCCATCGACAAGATTGAATTAGTATTTAATCACATTCAGAACGTTCAACGAAGTTGTTACAAACTTGGTCTCAAGTTAATGAAACGTGGGGAAATTGAACTCGGCCGCAACCTGATTGCCAACGGACAAATTCACGATAATTCCAAATTCAAAGGCATTGAGTTTGCTCATCTTTTCCATTCAGACCCTCTGCTTTCTGAGGTGGTGAAACATCATCAGTCCGTGAATCCGCACCACCCAGAATACTGGGGCAGCATTCACGATATGCCCAAGGTTTACGTTGCCGAGATGGTATGCGATTGGTACGCTCGTTCAACTGAGTTCGGAACCGGTATTCGTGAATGGATCGACACTAAAGCAACCCAGAAGTTCTCTTTCACAGCTGAAGATCAAGTCTACAAGACCATCCAGGAAATGCTATCTCTACTACTTGAGCCAAGTTTCAGTTAGCCTTAAGGCATCTCTCACACAGCGAAAGTTCGGTCTTTTGCGTCAGCAAAAGGTTCGGGTAACCGACCAGAGACTTTCGGCTTGCACCCTTGTCTTTGCAACGCAAAACCACTATACTATAAGTATGAATTACAACGAGTTCCTCAAGCGTTTTTGGGATAGTGCCGGAGAGGCGCGGCATAGTTTAAGGGTAGGGCAGCACCTTATGAACGAACTTGGCAAGGTGAGCCCCATTGCTTACAGCCGAATTCCCTCAGAGTTAGACCCGTTCTACAACGATCTTCTTCTCCCCAACTTCCTCAAATACCTGAAAGCAAACTGGAACGACCTGACCGAGCCACTCAATTCTCCCGAACGCAAATGACTCGTGTAGTGCCACTGTCTAACAAAGCTAAGAATCGTTTGGTCAACACCATGGAAAGTAACCCGGACATCCGCATTGAACAGCGGAAGGGTAATAAGGTGTTTTTCATTTCAGCAAACGGAAAGTACTGTGCCTGGGTCGATCTTTCCGGCGACCCTAACTGGGTCATTGTTCTTTAACACACCAGTCTTTAACCTTAACGTGACTCAACTAAAGACCGAAGTACCTTCTCAAACCATTAGCGATCCGATAGCTCTTAGCAACCCTGTTGTTGATAGTGTCCTTATTATAATACTTTTCACCGCTCTCGTTTTCATGTTGAAACTCGCTGTGAAAGTCTCGAAAGTTCGGTAAACCGAACCGATCCGTTCGGTTCTCACCCTTGTTTCTGCAAGGCAGAAACGCTATGATTATTGTATGAAACACTACCGGCTGTCCGTATCGGGTGAAGTGGTTACCAAGATCGTTGGTTTCGACTCACCCGACACAGAACTTTACATTATCGCCCACGCTCACAATCTTTTGAGGTCGGGTGATTTTCTCTTCTTGGAGAAGGCAATTCTTGAGGAATGCCGTCCTAAAGATGAATCTGACGTCACTGTCGCAGAGTTTACTTTTAGCCGAGAAGGCTGGACTGCTTTCTACCCTGCGAGGGTCTAGGGTCTAAGGGCAAACAATCTGCAATAGTCTCAACACTCTTACCAACCATGGCAAAACAAATAGTTCTATCAGATAAAGTTCAGCTCGCTTCCAAGATTAACTCTTTACTTCTTGAGTATAGGAACAAGATTCTAGAGCACAAACAAGTCATACCTTGGGCTGGCTCTAAAGTGGGTCCTTGCTATGCGGTCACTCAGGATCAACTTGTGGGCGGCTTCGAAGACCTTCAAGCTGAGTTGTTTGACTTACTTAGGCAGTATGAGATTACGTCTATTGCCAACACCATCAACTTTTAACTGTCACGGGTAATAATTGTTAAAGCCCTACCATACGGCTCAAAACTGGGTGTAGCTCGGGCAGACGTTGCGGTGGACAAGGGGGCAGTACCCTTTAGCTCCACTTTCCCATTCACGGGGCTAAGCTAGTTTCGACACCGTGGAAGTGTTACTTGAGTGAAAGCCGCTTGCATAAGCACAACATAGACGCTAACAAAATCGTCAAATTCGAGAGGATTGCAGTCGCCGTTTGAGCGATAGCACTCTGACTCATTACGGGGGGGCTTCGGCCCCCCCCCCCCTTAAACCAACCCTAAATAAAATGGAAATCGACCCTAAACTATTGACTGCTTCTGGGAAGAAAAAACTTAAAAAAATTCTAACAGAGTGCGGTCCCCCAAACTATAGCAGTCTAG